GTGCAGATACAGGATCAGTTAGTAATGTAACTACAACATCTTCACCGATGCCGACAACGGAAGTATCTGTTGAAGTTTCTACAGTTGAGACACAGGTACAAGATATGCAAGGACAAATAGATACGGCAATGTCTGAAGTTAGTACACCTTCTGAGGCTGATCAAGTTGCCGATCAAATTGTAGCACAGAATTTACAAGAACAACAAGAGCAAGCACAAGCTTCTCAAGAAGAAACAGGAGAGTATGGTGATCAATCTGTATTTGTAGCTTACTTAGGATACAACGCAGGCTTTACAGATTACTACGGAAGAGATATACCTAAACAAACTAATTGGTATGAACCAAGAGCCATATATACTGATGTAAAAATAGACGATAACATTAACGCTTTTTATCAGTTAGCAGGAGACAGTTTAAACACTCTAACTGAAATGAGAAGATTACAACCAAATTTAAGAGATGGAGTTTTTTAACCAATTGATAGAATTTTGTAAAGCCGAACCATATTGGGCATTGACATTTTTCGTATGTGGCTATATAATAGGTATTCTATATATATAATATGCCAAAAAGCAAAACACCTAAGAAGGTAATTAAATCATCGAAAGATGTAACAAAAGAAATAGAAAAGATTTGGGAAGACCATAATAAAAAGGAGAAACAAAATGGATTGGTTCGAGAATAAAACTACACAACTAATAGCTTTAGTAACTATAGTAGGTACTTTAGCAGGATTTGGTTATACTGGTGCTACTTATGTGAATAGATTAGAAAATCTTGAAGCACAGATAGGGGGCATTGGAGATACTGAATCAGCTCAACAAGCAATCGAAGAGAGGTTTGCATCTATTGAAACTTCTGTTGACTATATCAATAAGAGTATTGATGAAGGTATCAATCCTTCTTTAAAGAATATTGCTCAAACATCTAATGGAATGGGTCAAGACATCGTTGCTTTAGAAGCTGAGATTAAATTTATTCAGGATGAAATTGATAAGATTTTAGAAGGAAACAAAAATCCTTTATTAGACTAGGTTGAATTTATAAAGTTCGACCATATATAAGTTTTATATTTAAGCGTCTTTAAGAGCCTAAATATGAAAATAGTATCCCTCAAAGGGGTACGACCTAAACTGCTGTTAGAATGGCTTTATGTGCGTTCTAGGAGTATAATATTAACTTGCTTAAATAAGGAGTAACATTATGAATAGCAAATTTCTTTTGGATTTAAAACATCCAAATTTCACAACATCTTTTGTAGGATTTGATAGACTCTTCAACGAGTTATTCAGACATCAAAGTCTACAAAATTCCATACCTAACTACCCACCTTATAATTTAATAAGGGAAGGTGACATATACACAATAGAAATGGCACTAGCTGGTTTAACTGATAAAGATATTGACGTTGAAGTAGCAGAGAACGTGCTGACTGTTTCGTATGAAAAGGTAGAAGATAAAGACGAAGAGATAATTCACAAAGGATTAGCCATGCGTTCTTTTAGTAGAAGCTTTAACTTAGCTGAAGATATTGAAGTTAAGAGAGCCTCATTTAAGAATGGTCTTTTATCTATCGTTATGGAAAGAATTATTCCTGACGAAAAGAAACCTAGAAAGATTAAAATTTCTAAGTAACTTTATAGGGTAGGCTGTTTTGTAGTCTACCCTTAAAGTGCATTTCCTTCTCTTTGGAGATGATCATGTAATGTCACAAGTTTTGCTTTTGCTCTTTCGATTAAAGTACTCAGTAGTATAGCTTCCTCTTTATGGAATAATCTTTCGATATCCTTTTCAGGAACAAAGCTTAATTCTGACACTATCTGATTTTTGGAATTAAGTAGTAGTTGGAAACTTATTAAATTAGCCTCATGCTTCTTGGTTTTCATTTTGTATATCCTTAAAAATAATGTTATTTTGTTTTCCTCTAAGTCCTGCTTTCATATATGCAGTTGCTCTACCTTCAAAGAAGTTTTGATGTTCAACACCAAGTACTTCATCAAGCCAAGGTAAAGGATTATCTTTTTGATTATAGTTAGGTTTAAGACCTAGTTGTAATAATCTTCGATCAGCTATGTACCTATTATACGCATACATATCTTTCTTAGTAAGTCCTTGTAAATCTCCCATTTCAAATACAAGATCAAGGAACTTATCTTCTAACTCTACCATTTCTCTACAAATGTTATAGAGTTCTTTCTTAAATTTATCTGTCCATATCTCAAGGTTCTCTTGTATAAACTCTTTAAATAATTGTGTCATAGCTTCAACGTGTAGACTTTCATCTTTGATTGAATACGTAACTATCTGACCCATACCTTTCATCTTTCCGAATCTAGGAAAGTTTAATAAGATTGCAAAGCTACTGAATAGCTGGAGTCCTTCTGTAAATGCTGAATAAACTGCTAGGGTTTTAGCTATAGCTTGCTTATCTCTTATAGTAGGTTTAAAATCTTTTATATAATCATGCTTGTTAGCCATCTCTTCATATTCTGAGAAAGCTTTGTATTCTATTTCAGGCATACCTACTGTATCTAAAAGTAAACTGTATGCATGTTGATGTATTGATTCCATGTTTGCAAAAGCACACATCATCATCCTTGCTTCAGGTTTCTTGAATATTCTCATATACTTATCTATATAACCTGAACCAACATCTACATCTGATTGAGTAAACAATCTAAATATCTGTGTTAATAAATTCTTTTCTTCATCACTAAGCTCCTGCCAGTCCTTTACATCTGTGTGTAGAGGTACTGATTCAGGAAGCCAATGCATTTGATTTTGTTCTACATACTTATCAAACATCCAAGGATGATCAAAAGGTTTGTAATAATCTCTATTGCTTAATAGACTCATTTCTTTTCTCCACTTGTTCAGCATACTTTTGAAGTAGCCAACTGTTATATGTTTTTATATATTCTTCTCTGTCTAATGCAACTGCACCGAAGGCTGAGTTTTCATCACAATGGTCCAACCACATACGGGTACAAAAACTTCTGTATGTATCTGACATTAGAAGTTATCCTGTAATGATTTAAGTTTCTCTTCAGCAGCAGTTAACTTATCCATTAAATTATCCATTGAAGTAATTAATTCAGGGTGTTCTGCTACACCTACTGAGGTTGAGAAGTAAACAAGTAACTCTGCTTTAGCTACAGCTACCTGTCCTTCGTATAGTTTTGTAAGTGCATCATACTTACTTTCATATAGGGTATCACCTTGACTTACTGTCTTCATTCTTTTCTCCTTGTGGTTCTGCTTGCCAACAGTTTAAGTTAGCAGCTACTGTTCTTCGTTCTCCTTCACCAAAGAAAGGATACACCATATGTTGCATCCACGAAGGGAACATTAATTGTTTTCCTACTACAGGCTCTACTGATATAGATTGTGGTGGTCTTAATTTTTCAGTATTCATAATCTCATTACGTCCATAAGTAAATGCTAAGAAACCATCACAAGCTCCTGAATCATTATACAATGTAAATGTCTCAGGGTTCTCCATATTATTACCAAGCTTACCTATTTGTTCAGGTACTTTAGTCCATGTAGTTGTAGATATACCCATAATTGTTTTAGTGCCATGATCATGTATAGGATTATAGTCACCTTCATAACTATGCACCGACCATAGTTCATCTATATCTATTATTCTATTTTTATGGTAGTGTCCTGTGATATTTCCAAAAGCTTGTAAGTAAGCTACTCCCATAGAGGTAAGAAACGTATAGTAATCTCTTAATAGTTCATGCTTATGATCCATTAAGAGTTGTTCTCCTTGATGAATCTGACCTACTAAAGTATGAGCAAGAGATTTCTTTTCTGCTGTTTCTCTATATTCATCTAAGTAAGTATTAAGATCATCCACTAACTTTGGAGGTAAAGTACATTCTAACAATACAACAGCAGGTAGATTATGTACTTTTAAATTTAATTCTTCTGTATTTAATTCCATATCAACCCTCGCAACTTAAACATTCAACATCTTCTAACTTAATCCTGGGTATCTTAACATTTACATTTTCAGCAGACCTAGCTGCATCTGATCTAAAGTAGTATAAAGATTTAAGTTTATTCATAGCGTACCAATGAACATCGTTTACGTATTGTAAATAATCATTATGTACTTCTTGAGACTCCGTAGCCTTTGGCATAGTAAAGAAAAGATTAACACTCTGACTCTGACAAATATAATCTTGTCTCATATGTGCATGTTCAACTAAATATATTTGATTTATTTCAGGTGCAGTTTTAAATATTTCTTTTTCTTCTTCTGTAAAAATATGACCCATATGCTGTATTGACCCATTATGTCCTATAATATCTTTCCATACTAAGTCAAGTTCTTTTTTACTTAGGCCTTTCTTTTTAAGTAGTCTTTCTAAATATCTATTTCGTACTTGGTACGAGCCTGAGAGAGTTTTGTGCGTATATACGTTAGCACGATATGGCTCAATACTAGGGGAAGTACCCCCACATATAATAGAACTACTGGCATTAGGAGCAACAGCCAAAAGATGAGAGTTGCGATGCCCACTAGAATGTATATCAGGAGCTTCGCCACGTTCTTCGGCAAGTCTTCGGGTAGCTTCCACCGCCCTATCTTTGATGTGCGAAAACATGATATGGTTGTTACTAGTTGATTGTAAACTTTGGAAGGGTAAGTTTTTACTTTGGAGAAAAGCGTGAAAGCCCATCGCTCCAAGACCCAACGACCTCTCCCTATAAGCTGAATAAGCTGCTTTAACCATTCCTTCTTTTTCTTCTCTAACATAATTTTTAAACCTCTTAAAATTTGCATTGTAGCCACCTAATCCTGAAGTGTCTACAATCGCTTCGATAAAATGTTCTAACACATTATCTAGCATAGTTATTAAATCGTCTATGAACTGTTCATCTTTCTTCCATTTGTCGAAGTGTTCTAAATTAACACTAGATAAACAACACACAGCCGTCCTTTCTTCATTAGTGGGTAATACTATTTCAGAACATAGGTTACTTTGATTTACTTTTAAACCTAAATCTTTTTGTCCTTGTGGTAAGAACTCATTACATCTGTCAATATTGACCATGTATGGCTCACCTGTTTCTGCTCTAGCATTTAACATTTGCCACCATAAATCCCTAGCATTTACTGTTTTAACAGCTTCATTAGACTTGGGATCAATTAACCTCCAATCCTCGTCATTTCTAACGGCCTCTAAAAACTCATCAGTTATATTAACTGCATTGTGAATATTCAAACATTTTCTGTTTATATCTCCACCTGATTCTTTACGCATGTTAATAAACTCTTCAATCTCAGGATGTGATATATCAGAATAAGCAGCATAACTACCTCTCCTGGTCGTGCCTTGATTAAAAGCTAACATCTCCGAATCTACAACGTGCATAAAAGGTATCGATCCTGTAGACCTAGAGCCGTGTCTAGTTGAAACACCATTACTTCGTACATCACCCCAATAACCACCGATACCGCCACCTGAACT